ACAGTTCAAGGTTTTATGCTGCGCTCAGACGCGCAAACTTAGTCATCAAAAGGTCTTTCTTTGAATATTACATTGGTGTCGTTCTGTTCTAAGAGTAAATCAAACAGTTCATCAGGGTCTAGTTCTTTTACTCTAGAACCATTGAAATAGGTATATACAGAAAACATAAAAGCAGCAGTGGCAAAAGCAAAAGCAAAGAAACTTAAAATTAAAGCAACCCAAGAAATCATTATTCAAACCCATGTTCTTCAGTGATGAAACCATTTTCTCTATTTAATAGTATGTAATCAAATGCAGTAATAGCAAACTTTGACTTAATAGTATCTAAGACTGCTTTCTGATCTAACTGCCCACAGGTGTAAAGATCAAATTGCAATAAAGCAGGAGAAGGTTCGTCCCAAATATGAAAGGCAATATGGCTAGTTTCAATCATAACTATGGCAGTTAGTCCTCGATTGCCCTCTACATCTACGTAAGAGGCAAAAGGACCTTTAATAATCTTCATGTCTATTGCTTTGACTAAGTCAGTTAAGAACTCTATCGCCTCATCGTCAGACTTCATGGGGCTATTGACTTTAGCATTAACTAATAAGTGTTTATGAAATATCATTTCGCGTCTACCTGAAATTCCTTTTTCTTCCAAATCTTTTTCTTATACCAATTAGGGATTTGAGCGCGTTCTGCCACTTTCTCGCTCCAAAAATCAGCGTCATGTTTTCCTAGGGAAGCCTCCCAATCTTCTCTAGCCAAAGGTATTAGTTGATACATAGGCGTTCCTTTCGGTATTACCCCTGTAAAACCTTTTTTAATATAAAAAGGCAAGTTGCCAAATGGTACATGCCTAAACTCATCATAATCAATTATTCCTGAGAAAGTGTAAAAAGGTAAGTCAATTCGATTTAGCGGGTGAGTAACGAGTCCTGAAAAACCTGACGGGAAAATTGGAGACCATATTGAGTTCCATAAGAACTGATAATGTAAATAGCCATCTATCTCTGGAAGGTGATTCGGCTCGCGAAAATCTACCATCTTAATTAAATGAGGTGCTGAGATTTGAAAGCCGTCTGCTGTTTCGTCAACACTAATATCAGTCCAAGTTCTTTGAATATACCCATGCGTTAAAGAGTCTAAAAAAGGTGAACAGGCTTTTATATTAGGCTCAGCGCGATTAGGTGCTATGGTTTTATACCAATCAGGAATACAATACTTACTTGGTACTGGAGCCTCTGTAATTTCTTGTACTTGCTCACTTCCTGGTATAAATTGAATTTTCATTTAACCGCCAGTTTTTCCAACATTTAGTTCGCTCTCTTTCCATACGGTCTTAGTACCTCCATCGTATGACTTAGCCAGTCCTTTTTCAATCAAAGACTTGTTGAAACTAGTGTTGTCGGGGAGAAATAATTCTCCTAGTATGCGTCCATACTTATCAGGCTTAGTTGTTTGGATACGGAATGACTTGCCTTCCAGAGCACTCTTCACATATTCCTTGACTTGCTTGCCTAATTCTGTATTCTTCTCTGCTGTATCTATACCAGACAACCGAACCCTAGTCTTGTAATGTAAAGAAAACCCCAAGTCAATCGCTATATCTATTGTATCGCCATCTACAACTCTATCAACTCTTGCCAAGTATTCGAACATTTGTTCTCCTTCTCTAAGGTAGTCAGCGTATCAGTAATTTATGCCCTACACTATTAGATATGGAGAGAGTAATCATTAAAGAACTCGAGCGAACACTGCTTCGCACTCGAGACAGAATGCTTATTTACTCAAATGAAGAACTGAAGCAGATATCAGACCTAGTTGCCTCAGCGACTCTTGCTATTGCTCTTGAATCTTATAGTCGTGAATTAGAAGCGATGAAGACTAAGCAACCAGAATTGGTATAAATCTTGGCGAACGAATATCCAGACTTTGATGGCTCTCAAATTTGCGCCCAGACAGAACCAGACCTTTGGTTTCCAACAGCAGATAGACAAACAGGAAGATTAGCCAAAACACTTTGTCTAACTTGCCCATGGTTGAAACCTTGCTTAGATTACGCATTAAAGAATGATGTTGTTGGTATATGGGGCGGAAAGACAGAAAGAGAAAGAAGTCATATACGCAAGAAACTTAAAATAAAACCTGAGCCACTATATCTTGATACTTTGTTTGCGCCTTCGCTGAGGGGTAAAGTAGCGGTAGGCAGGTATAATGAATCAGTAAGTGAGGTGGTTGATGTCTGAGTTTAATATGAACTTCGGTGATGGGTCTTTCAGTCCATTAGCACAACTGGCTACTGCATTACATGAAATGTTTAATTCTTTGATGAGGGCTGGGTTCACTGAGAACCAAGCACTATATTTAACGAGTAAGATGATAATAAGGGAAGATGACTTTGATGATATTACTGATGATACGGATAGGTGAAAAATAAGATGCCAAGAAGACCAGACTTAACCGAAATAGGTAGCACAGGTTTACGCAGAACTGGCGGAACTGTTTACGAAGAGTTTTTAGTATCTCTTCGTGGTCGTCGTGGCGCAAAAGTTTATCGTGAGATGTCTGAGAACGATCCTGTTATTGGCTCTATTCTTTACGCAATAGAAAAAATTATCTTAAGACTTGAGTGGACTGTTAAACCAGCAAGCGAGAAAGAAGAAGATAGAGAAACAGCAGAGTTTATTGAGCAGTGCTTGTATGACATGAGTGATAGTTGGGACAGCACTCTTTCTCAGATTTTATCTATGCTTGTTTATGGCTACGCCTTCCATGAAATAGTTTATAAGATTAGAGATGGTGCTGGAAACGAAGACCCTGCTCGTCGTTCCGCATTTAGTGACGGAAAGATTGGTTGGCGTAAATGGCCAATCCGTGCACAAGAAACTCATAACAACTGGATGTTTGACGAAGATGGTGGTATCCAAGGATTTGAACAAGTAGATCCATACGGTGCTGGTCTTCATAGAATTCCTATTGATAAAGGTTTGCTATTTAGAACTAGTAGTGCCAAGAATAACCCAGAAGGTAAATCATTATTAAGAACTGCTTATCGCCCATGGTATTTCAAAAGACGCATTGAGGAAATGGAAGCGATAGGTATTGAAAGAGATTTAGCAGGATTACCAATTGCGTATATGCCTCCTGAATACTTATCATCTACTGCTTCCGTAGACCAACAAGCAGTAAGAGATAGCATTGTTAGCATTGTTCAAAATGTAAAACGAAACGAACAAGAAGGTATTGTTTTCCCATTAGTATTTGATGATAGAGGAAACAAGATGTTCTCGCTAGAGTTATTAAACTCTGGTGGCTCAAGACAATTTGATACAGATAAAGTTATCTCTAGATATGATCAAAGAATTGCTATGTCTGTATTATCAGACTTTATTCTTCTTGGACATGACCGAGTAGGTTCTTTCTCATTAGGTAATAGCAAAATAGATTTATGGACAATGGCTGTTGAAGCAATATGTAAATCTATTGCAGAGGTAATTAACTATCACGCCATACCTCGCTTACTTAAGATGAATGGTATGAAAATTGGAACTGTTCCTGAATTAACTTATTCAAGCGTAAGCCACGTAGACCTTGCTGAAATATCTGATTTCGTAGCCAAACTTACAACTGCTGGAGTAATAACACCTGATGAGGATATGGAAGAATACTTAAGAGGACTAGCAGGTTTGCCGGTTGCTAATCGTAAAGATAACGACCTAAACTTTGGCGAAGAAGAAATTGAAGAACCTGAAGCAGATAGAGGAACTGAAGAAGAGGCACTAGAAACGGAAGAGCCAACCGAGGACGAAACAGAATAAAATGCCTTTAGTCATAAAGGCTAGAAAAAGAAACGACCCAGTTCTTCGTAGCCCAACCGCAAAATTAAATAAGTTCGAACAAGAAATCTTTGATATTTACTCTAAGGCTTTATCCTCTATGCCTAAAGATTTAGATAACGAAAAAGTTATTAGAGCAGTTAGGCGAGCAATAGAATCGAGAAGTCCAAATGCTGGTGCAGTTGCTTTTGAGTGGGGAGACTTTGTTTCTTCGCTAGATGGCACAGTTCCTAAGTTAGCGCAACAACTTGCTGCTTCCGCAAATATAAGTGCTGCTGCTTTGCCTAAGAATATTAGATTTGATAGTTCTTTTACTGCCCAAGACCCAAGAGCAATAGCATGGGCACAGCAGAGAGCAGGAGCAAGAATATTAGGAATTACTCAAGAAACTCAGAAAGCCGTTGCTGAAACTATTGCTAGAAGTTTAAGTACACAAATAAATAGAGAAGAAGTAATAAATAATATTACTCAAATAGTTGGCTTAGATTCCAGACAAGCAAAAGCACTGGGTAACTTTTATGAAAAGAACTTACTTAAGTTAATTGAGCAAGGTGAAACATACGAGAAGGCAGTAAAAATAGTAACTAAACTTAGCAAAGAATATCGTGAAAGATTACTTATCCAGAGGGCTACTCGTATTGCCAGAACAGAAACTATTGCTGCTGCTAATGCTGGTCGCATGCTTTCTTGGGC